AATGCACAACCTGCGTACAACCCATCTCCAGATTGATTGCTGCGGAGACAAGTGGGACTGCGACGGCGTTGGCATCGACTCATTCGCCTCGATTGATCGTCTGATGGCAGCGTCGTCGTGGTTCCGAGTCCCGTCAGACTATGCCTGGAATTTTGGTCCGGTGTGTGAGTATTCGGCCTTGATTCAATCCATGTCGCCGGATATGATTCGCGAGTGCGCTCAGTCGAAGCCAGTGAACAATAGTCGTCGAAAGCGGCGTCAGTTGTTCACGAGCCAGCAGGCGAGAGATTGGATGCTAGAAAACTTAGGAGTCGAGTGTTTCAGTGGCCGAAACGGGAGGATGCCAGGAGCATCATCGAGATATGAAGACGTTGTTTGACGAGGATGAGCCGCGACCGATAACCAGTCGCGACCGGTTTATAAGCGAGTTTAATCGTCGCTATCCAGAGCCGATATTTCCGACAGTCAGACCGCGAGATCGATTCATGTCGAGCGCAGTCTACATTCCGTTTGTGCAAGTCGTACTAAGCCGACACCCGATGGGTGTTATCGACAGTCATGTTCAAGAGCTTCTCAGCGCGACTTCCGGCCCTGTAAGTCTTTGCCTTGGTCGCGACGAAGTGCGTCGATGCTTCGTAATCACCGCCATGTGGGTGCACAATGAAAACGCTGTTTGACGAGGAGGAGATCAGCGTCAGGCTTACATGCGGGCCTGCTGACGGCAAAGTGATAACGATGGATAGGTGGAGGCCGTTTGGTGACTTTGGCTCAGGCGATTACGTTTACGAGGTCGCATAGCATAGCCACATATAGGATTCGTCAGCAATCAGACGGAAAGTACGTCGGTTTTTACATCGGATAGTTTCCAGCCGTTCACCTGATCGGCTTTGTCCACCAGAAATGGTGGACTTTTTTATGCGCGGTGGGTATCCATCAGTAAGTTGATCGTGATAGTATCTAATAATCCACTCCACTCCACTAGGGTACTGTCATGTCTGATGAAGTAGTCGAAGACGATTTTGACCTCGATACAGAACTATTGGGCGAAGAAGTCGAGGCACCGGAAGTCGAGGTTGCGCCAGAGGTCGAGGCCCCGGCTCAGGATGACTTCTTTGCTGAGATCGCGCAGAACTACCATGTAGACCTGTCGCAGAAATACAAGACAAAAGACGAGGCGATCAAGGGCCTCGTGAACGCCTACTCGATGGTGGGCAAGCGGGACGAAGAGGCTGAGATTGGCAAGCAGTTGCTTACCAATCCGCAAGCCGTGTACGAAGTGCTGGCAAAGCGGTACACGAAACCAGCCGAATCGCCGACCGCAGAAGACAAGAAGAATCCAGACTGGGACGACGAGTGGCTTAACCACTTCGACCCAGAAACGATGGCTCCGAAGCCAGGCGCTGACCCGAATGTGGTCAGCAAGGTGCGAAAGTACCAGAAGTTTGTGCAAGACCAGGGCAAGCGACTGATCCACAATCCAGTGGATGTGCTGCTCGAATCCGGTGGCGACAAGCTTCGAGAACTGATCCGCGAGGAAGCAACGAGAATTGCTGACCAGCGGTTTCAGTCAGTTGAACAAGAGCGTCAGGCCCGCGCGATCCACGAGCAGGCGGCAACGCTAGCTCAGCGAGAAGCGTCCTGGGCGTTTGATGGCGGAAAGATGGACAGCGGAAAGCTGACCAAGGAAGGTGAGGTTCTGAAGAAGCACCTCGCCGTGTTTAGTGCCGTCAATCCGGACACCGGAATGCCTGCCATCCCAGACCTTGGGATGCAGATGGAAATGGCTAAGGCCAGAACGATCATTGAATTGGGTTACAACCCCGCTGCCACCGCCTCGCGTGGTGCGCAGCAACGACAGACAAGACCGGCTGCTGCTGCCCGACGCCCAAATACTGCGGCGCGGACACCTGCGGCAGACGATCCGTGGCCTGCTGGCACTGACCTTGCCAAGGAACTCTTGGCGATCATTGACCCAGGCGAACAGAAATAGCTGTCGGCTGGCTCTCGTTTAGTGGAGGCGAGAGCCGAAGACGGCGGATTAAATGCAATCGGACACCCGCATCGCGGCCCGAAAGCATTTGATCTTTACGGCATCTCCACACCTCCGCAAGTTTTATCAATTCCAAAGTGGAGAGTCTAGCCATGAGTTTTGGCAGTAACTCGATCCATGCGAATATCACGATCAACCGCTACATCCGTGGCGAGACCTTGGCTATTTTGCGCAAGCGAGTTTTCCTCGCGATGCTTCAAAGCAAGGGTCGTATCACCAACGGATGCACCGGCAAGAACATCGAATGGAAAGTGAAGCACAAGCGTGCTCCATTGACTCCGTTTGATGATTCGGACTCGATCACGTTTTCGCGACTGGATCAACACAAGTCGGCTACCTTGCCGATGCGTGCGTATGTTGTTTCGCAGTCAGGCACCAAGGCCGACAAGCTGATGTGCTCTGGCAAAGAGGCAATTGTCAACAAGTACACGGCGATGGTCAAGGACTTGATTGCGGACATTCGCGATCAGTTCGCTGAGCAGTTGCTCAATGTTGACGGCAATGCGGCTGCAAGCACGAACCGCATTCACGGTTTGGAGTCGGTGTTCGCTGCGACTGACGACGGCGCTGCTGCTCTCGTCGGCATCAACGCTGACACTTACGCTGGTCTTTCGACGGCTCGCGCTAACTACGGTGGTACGTGGACTGGTACGTGGCCTGACGGCTACGGTGACAGTCACTACGACTTCTGGAGCCCGTTGGTTGTTGACTACGGTGCTTCGCTGGCTGCCTCGTCTGGTGGCTGGTCGAACAGCACGAAGACTTGGGCAAATACGTGTCTCGAAGCCCTCCGGTTCGCATCGATTAACACCGAGCGAAACGGCAGCAACCTTGACATGTTCTTGCTCGAAAAGAACATGTTCCGCCAATTGAGCGACGCTCTTGAGGCTAAGGAGCAGATTCATGTTCAGCGTGGCCAAAGCGTCCAGAAGACTTCGGCTGGCTTCCAATCGCTCAACGTCAATGGCGTTGATGTGTACTGGGAGCACGGCTTGACTGCGGGCGTCGGCTACGGCCTGTGTCTTGACGAAATTGAACTGCACTCGTGGCAGGATCAGTTGTTCAAGAGCAACAGCGATTTCAACTTGGAATCGTTGAGCGATCGTGTCGCAATCGACTTCTTTGGCAATTTGCGGCTCGTCAATCCGCGAAGCCAATGCAAGTTTGCCAATATCTCCTAGTCAAACTAACAAAGAGAGGTTTCCAATGTCATTAGGCGATCCAATGCCTTTTGCGCGAGGTGATACCTACTTTGGCGGCGACACCACCCTGGCCAGTACCAACGCTGGTATTAACCTGGAAGGCAAAACCGCCATTGTGAAAGATAGTGCGACTGGTCGAGAGACCACGCTTATCTGCCTTCGCAATATGGGCACAGCCCTGACTAGCGCCGGTTACGGCGCTAAGCCAGTTGCTGGCTTTATTGACCGTCGAATCAACGGCCTCGTTGATGCGGTCGGTGCATACGGTATCATGGTTGACCCAGAGTACGGCACGACTCCGATCGCGCAGTACGACTTGTTCTGGGGCATTAAGAGCGGCTTCGTCCAGAATGGTAAAGTTGACGGTACTGGCGTAGCCACTGCCGCAGCTGTCCATTGGGACGCAAGCGGTACTCTTAAGTCCGGTAGCCCCACGGCTGCAGGCACGATGGTGATCGGGAAGTGCGTGACTGCCGGTGCTGCCAACAGCGCGACCGGCGCGTTCGTCATCCAAGATGGCGGCGATTACGTGGCCTAGTCCCTTGCAAAACCCCACACTTGGGCTATAATCCAGGTGTGGGGTTTTTTTATGCGCAGGAGGTATTATGAAGACGCTGTTTGACGAGGATGAGAAGGAAACGATGGCGCAAGCCATCGAGCGGTGGGCCGATCTGTACCATTCGATGCTTGAAAGTATCAACGAGCAGTTCACTAGGCGTCTCTTTTCCGAGGAAACCGATGCCCAAGAAAGATTTCGTAGCGCATTTCAAGAAGATACTCGACGACAGGCAATTCGTCATACCACTGAAGAATCGCCAGGCGTTCAAGTTCCGGGATAACGCAGATTACCTCTGCAAGTCCCTGAAGGCCCTGGCAAAGGAGGCTGTCCGCTGCAGGAAGCGATACGACTGCGTAGTTCCAGTTGACTGGGATTACGTGCTGTCGTGCATGCTTAGTGCAATCACAGAAATCCGTGCTTCGGAGCCGCAGCGAATATGCCAATCTTGCATCAAAACTCTGAGTCACCAATGCCAGTGTGGCGGCAAGGGGTGGCTGTGCGAAAAGGACAAGGCGGTTACGCCCCAAGAGATTACGTCATCGGACCCGGTGGATGGGGCACAGTCACCGACGCCTCCGCCGAGCGAGTCACCGCCTACAACTTAGAAACTGGAAAAAAATGGTCGGCACCAGTTTCTGAAGTGCGTCGCATGAGCGAGAATGAGATGGCTCTCTACAATGAGATCATCCCGGCTGGCTGCCCGACGCCGACCCAAATCAAGAAGCGTGCCGCTGAGTGCCGCGCGGCCTGGGACGAGGATACCTACTACGAGCGACGGAACGCCATGCCAATCAATAACGTGAGGCTACGTCGATGAGTGATGAAGTCAAGTCCGTTCTCAAGGGCGCTGCCGTCGCTGCGGCTGGCGCGATTCTAACCTACGCCACACAATACGTCAGCGGCGCTGACTTCGGCGTTTACCAGCCGATTGCCGTGGCTGTCCTCTCGATTGCAGCCAACGCGCTGCGGAAGTACACCAATGCTTTTTGAACTCGTCATGCTCGTGTGTATGCAGAACACGCAGCCTGCTCCGGTGACACGCGATCCGTACGCTGTGGCGTATGAGTCGGGGAAGCTGGCCGGTAAGTTCTGCGTGTACGTCGGCGCTGAGTGGTGCCCAAACTGCCCGGAAGCAAGGAAGGTGTTCCGCGAGTGTGCGGTCAAGTCAAACGCCGCGTGCGTCGAGCTTGACGACAAGAGTCAGTACACATCGGGGCTCAAGGTGCGGGCACTGCCGACCGTGATAGTGTACCAGTGGAATGGCAGTGGCTATGAAGAGTCGGCCCGCATCGTAGGCGCTGACACGAATAAAATCAAAGCAGCCATGCTGGCGAGTGGTTCGTCAAGTGCGGCTACAAAATAGGAGAGTAAGATGGAAATCCTGAATGGCGCGTTGAATCTCGCTGGCATCATTGCGTTCATTACCAAGTGGTACGCACTTGGTTGCACGCTCATTATTCTGCTCACGTATCTTGTGCCCGATGTGGGCGACAAGATGATTGCGTGGGTTCGTGGCAAGGTGTTCAGTGCTGACCAGTTAAAGCAGAATGTCGCTTCGATCTCGGAGCAGCTTGCAGCACTCGACGCCAAAATTGAGGCACTGAAGAAGTAATGAACGCTAAAGGCATCATCATTATTGGATTGGTGCTGCTCTTTGCGTTCGCGCAGGGTGGCGGCGGTGTCGTCGTGCCGTCAGGCAAGCAGACGATCATGGTTGTCCACGAGAGCGGGAGCGACACTCCGTGGATCGGCAATCTTGCCGTGTCTCTAAATAGCGGTGATGCTGCGAAATACATCGCTGACGGCGGGCACAAGTATCTTTTCTTAGACAAGGACACGGTTGGCTACGACGACAAGCCGCTGCCAATCTTGGAGCGGTTTAAGCCGTACGCCGTGCCCGAGCTTATCATCGCCAACGAGACTGGCGAATCTCTTATTCTCCGCAAGCCGTGCCCGCAGACCGCTGCCGAGATCATTGCACTGTCAAAGGGTAGCTAATGTTTGACGACAAATTTGTTGACGTTGACTTCACAAAAGACCCGAACTATGCCGGTGGTTTCGCTGGCATGGGCTCGATGAACGTCTGTATGAACGTCGGCGACTCCGTGCAGATCATCAACGAAGGCGACTGGCCAGCGTTGATGGCGAAGCAGGAGCTTGAGAAGTCGTCGCTCGACTATCTGGTGACGCGGATTTATAGCCAGGCGAACGAAGGGAGCTGTCACCTCGACGATACCGAAGTCCTCACCGAGAAAGGGTGGGTGCCGTGGCCTGAGTACAACTGGAGCGACCTGCTTGGCACCGTGAACCAAGAGACTGGCCTGCTTGAATTCCAGGCACCACAGCAAAAGCACGTGTACGACTACGATGGCGACATTGTGTACAGCAAGAACAGTCGCGTCGACTTCGGTGTGACGCCAAACCACCGCATGTATGTGCGCAAGTGGTCAGAGCCAGATCGCAAGCTCGCAAGCAATTACACGTTTACTGAAGCCGGAAAGCTCGGTTGGTGTGCTGGCCTCATGTCAGCGCCGACTGGCCATATCGGCACAGAGCTTATTGAGCTTGGAATCGAAGGAGACCGCGAGTATCGTGGCGACGACTTGATCGCACTCATCTCGGTACTGGTATCCGATGGATATGCCAGTAAGCCGACCTCATCTGGCAACAGTGTTGGCTTCTGCTGCTTTAATAAGTCTCGCTACCAAAAGATCAAGGAACTTGCCGATCGAACAGGATTCACTGAGCAGCCGAGTCGTCCAGGCGTTTTCTATCGATATGGCGCTCATGCGCTACGAAAGTGGCTGTTGCACAACATGTACGACGGCAAGGGCTTCGGCGCTCGCCACAAGAAGGTGCCAGACCTAATCAAGGTGGCTAGCGAGCGACAGATTCGTTTGTTCATGGAATACTTCGGAGATCAGACTCACGCGCGAGCCGAGGCTGGTAATCCGCAGTTCTTCAGTTCAAGCAAGCAGCTTATTGACGATTTACAGGAGTTGCACCTTCGCATTGGTAAGCGAGGAAAGATTGGAATTAAGCCGCCGCGATCTTCCGTCATGAACGACGGTCGCCGAGTATCTGGTGGCGAGCAATACGTCCTGTCGATCTCGAAGACCGACGAATTGACCTTGTGTCGCAAGCTGCACATCGAGACTCGCAAGTACACTGGCAAGGTGTACTGCGCCACAGTTGCTAATAGCACGCTTATTACTCGCCGTAATGGAACCGTGCTGATCTCAGGTAACTGTGTCGCCAACGCCACTGCGCAATCGCAAGAGATTGTGCAGGCGAAGCAGTTTGGCAAGAGCAATGTGATCCACTTGTCGGCGATGAGCTTGTACAAGCGGATCGGCTCAAGCCCTGGCAGTGGCGCTATGGTGTCTGATGGCATCATGGAAATGAAAGAGCGAGGCATCTTGCCGCTAGACAACGAGCAGAACCGCGCTCGCTTCGGCGACAAGGTAATGCCGAACACCGGCTGGAGCACGCCGTATCCATCGGACTGGCAGCCGACCGCCAAGCACTTCCGCTGCACCGAGTTCTTCTCTGTGCGTGGCACGAAGCAGCTTATCACATGCTTGCTGCTCAACATGCCTGTGGTCGTCGGTCGCCAAGGCCACTCCATCTGCTACGTCCGCGCGTTCATTAAGGACGGCAAGCTGTACGTCAAGTACGCTAACTCGTGGGGTAAGTGGGGTGTCGCTGGCGGTGACTTAGAGTACGGCTTCGGCATTGACTCTGAAGGCACAATTGCTCAGGCCGCACAAGAGGCTTTCGCTATCCGAGCGGTGGTGATGCCATGATATTTCTGCTCTTGGCACTGTGGCATCCCATTGCCGTTGACCACTGCGATATCGTCGTGGACGTAGATCACTGGGCACCGTGGGGTGGCAATGAGGTGCATCGCATCAGCGGGTGGTTCATGGACTACTCGGTTGGCAATGGCGTGTGGGAGACGAATGTGCGAACGATCACTGCGCACCACATGATTGACCGAGAGACAAAAGAAGGCATTCGCGTTGCGTCACGTTGTCGCATCATCGGGCAATGGATGGACGAAAAGCGAACAGTAATCTTGCCACGGAAGGTCGAGGTACTCCATCGGAGGCAGGATCAGTGAGCACGACAGACGCAAGTAAGGCACTAGGAAACGCGACAGAAGAGGTAGCACGCGCCGGGGCGAATTGGCTGTTCGGCCAGCCGCCAGTCGCCGTGCTAGCTGTAGTAATGCTGATTGCCGTAATGGGCATAGGTTACTACACGGCGGAGTATGTGATACCATCACACCTGAAAGAGATCAATTCAGGATACGAGAAGCAGGCTGTCGCGTACGACAAGTCGCTGGATAAAGTGATCGCATCCTTTCACGAGTCGAACGACAGGCACGAGAAGCACGTAAACCAAATACTTGATATCATGAAGGAAGACCGCAAGCCAATCGCGGTCCTGCCAAAATGAACCGACCAGTGCTAGACCTGATTCGAGAGTACCTGCACCTGATCCCGCAGATGGTTGATTGCGTGCAGGCGGTGGCGGTTGGCGTAGTGATCGGCGCTGTCGCGCTCGGAATCCTGGCAATCGCAAAAGTCATAGAGGCGTTTCGCAAATGAAAGAGCTACTTATCGGTTTCGCAGCAGGCATGGCGGTCGTGTTCTTCACGAACCACCAGCCCGCGCAGCAATCGCAATCGTACATCACACTTGGCAAAGCGATTGTCATCCCTGTCACCGAAGGCGACGAGACTCGGCTGTACGTCGATACCGTACCGGGCGGAAAGGTCGAAGTGGTTCGCATTCGTGGCCGATTGATCGGAGACGCGACGGAGCAGTACAAGCATCTTGATAAATTAGGCGAGATCATCAGTGGAAGCAAATGACCAACAGGAAGCTTTTGCGAGAGTGGATTGCGTGGCTCAACCGCAGGTGGCCAACACGGCTGCCGGTGCGTGTGATGCTGTGCGCCCCGACCGGGAGCCTGACCGATTCCGTTGGTATGTCTTTCGCTGCGATGGAGGATGGGCACGTTACGAGCGTGACAATCAAGATACGGAACAACTTAACGGTCGATCAGACGATGCAAACATTGTGGCACGAGTGGGCGCATGTGCTACGCTGGCACATATCTGGCGGCACTTGGTGCGAGGAGCGGGACAGTATTTTCGGGGCCATTAAGCACGAGATTGAAACCTCGTGGCTGCTGGAGGATTAAGGTGGACTGCAGTCAGTTCTTGGACTTCATCGTTGGCATGTGCCCGATCATGCACCCGGCTAATCATCAGCTTCGGGTCGGCAGGGAGTCTGCTCGTCGCTGCGTTCGCCTGCTGTTGATGGCGTGGGACCACAAGTCTGGATCGCAGCATCACAAGTGCCCCGACCTGATTATGAAGGCGATGGCACTGTACGGCATTGGCTCAAAGAGGCCGATGACGAAGGGCCTTGAGATTCTCACGAAGGAGGCCGCATCGCAGATGTGCATGTGGTATCCAGAGAACTATCCGATGTCGGCAACGATCATGCCCGAGATGAGCAAGCAAGCCCTTGCATGGGAGGCGAAATGACAAAGCCTAAGTCCATTGAGGACATGATTAAGAACGCTGAAGACGAGATGAGCGTGAAGTCGTTCGCTCGCATGCTCGTCGGAAAGTTCGGCGGCATGCAGAACCTCGCCAACGAAGTGTTCGTTGAGTACCAGACAATGGAGCCGGGCACGCAAGTCCGTGCTCGCCTCTTAACTTCGGTCATTGATCTTGTCAAGGAAAGCGACAAGCAATCCGGTGGCCCCGCTGATCCACTCGCTGGCCTGGACAAGGAAGACCTCGAAGCGGTCATTCGGACCATGAAACTTGATTGACCAATATCTATCGCTCGAAAAGATTCGCGAGCTTACGCCGGTAGAGGCCAAGCGAGAGCTTCCGCGCGAACGCAAATCAGCGCCATCGAACCTGCTCGTCGATGGCTTCATGCCCAAGCAGTACGCCGAGTATGCACTTCGTGTGCTCGCTGCGTACGCGGCGTCAATGAAGGACGCGCTGGCGTGTTTTAAGCCACTGCCAGCAGTTGAAGATTTCTACTCTTCGATGGATCGAATCCGTCTTTTGGCAGGGTCTAATCAAGCAGGGAAGATGCAGTTGGACAGCGAACCTGTGCTGACTCCGACCGGATGGAAGCCGATTGGCGATCTTGCTGTGGGCGATTCGATTGTTGGCGGAGATGGCAAGGATTGCCGCGTAACCGCAGTCTTTAAGCACAAGCAGAAGCAGACGTACCGAGTCACATTTGACGAAGGCACGAGCACAGTGTGTGGCGGCGAGCACTTATGGAAGGTATGCGCAGGTTCCAGTCGGTTTGGCAAGCACCGAGGAAACGAGACATGGAAAGTCGTCGACACCGACGAGCTAATGAAGTCGTGCAAATCGGATGGTGTCATTCCGCCAATTGATCGCGCCGTCATTCCGGTATGCGAAGTTCAGTTCTCGAAACGAGAACACGACGTTCACCCGTACCTGCTTGGCTGTTTGATTGGTGACGGCGGGATGTCAAACCAGACTGTCATCATAACGACAGCAGATAATGAGATAATCGAGTCAGTAGAGTCGCTGATGCCTAGCGATTGCTCGATTAAGCTGGCCAGCAAGATTAGCTACCGAATCAGAGGCATGGTTCCGTATATGCGAAAGCTCGGCCTGCAGGGCAAGCGGTCGTACGAGAAGCATATCCCAGAAGAGTATCTGTACGACTCATACGAGAACAGGCTGTCGCTTCTTCGTGGCTTAATGGACACCGATGGCACTGTCGGGAGAAGGCCGGACAAAAGTGCAACATCCACGTTCACAACGACATCTCCGCAATTGGCCAAAGACGTTGAATTCCTCGTGCGATCTCTCGGCGGCAAGTGCAAGACTCGCTGGCGAGTTACGAAGTACACCCACAAGGGCATTAAGAAAGAGGGCCGACCGAGCACTGTGATGACAGTGCGAATGCCGCATCACTGCCCGTTTAGTTTGAAGCGAAAGTGCGACCTGTGGAAAGCCGCAGAGTCCACCACGAACCACCGCGTGATTCACTCGATTACACCGGATGTGGTTGGCGACTGTACGTGCATTAGCGTCGACTCTCCAGACAGCACGTACGTCACGCGAGATTTCATCGTAACCCACAACACTGTCCACGCTGTAGCGGAGTTCGCTCGCATCGTCCGTGGCATGGACCCGTTCAACAAGCTGCCGAAAGAAAACCTCAAGGTAGTGTCAGTTGCCCGCGACGAGGACCAGATTGGCCGAGTCATCTGGGGCAAACTCTGTGTTCCAGGCGCATTCGAGGTTATTCGCGACGAACTTACTGGCGCATGGCGTTCAGTGCGACCTGATCCGAACAATCCAAAAGAAGTCTGTCCACTTGACTTTGCGAGAAAAGAAGAATGGCTCCCGGCCCCGCCGCTACTGCCTGCACTCTCGATTGACTCGATCAGCTACAAGAGCAAGGCAGAGGCGATCCCCAGCTTTGTGCAGCTAAACAACGGCACTGAGATTCTGTTCTGCACATCGAACGGCAGGCCGAAGCAAGGTATCCAATTGCACCTAGCGCACTTCGACGAGGAAATTGAGAACAAGATGTGGTTTGAAGAGACGCTTCCTCGTCTCTTGCGATTCAATGGTATCTTCATGTGGTCTGCCACGCCGCAGTCGTCGACGCCTCAGTTCTATGAGCTACACAAGCGTGTGCTGGCTGGTGAGGAGGGCATCAGCGAATACACGCTGTTGATCGATGACAACCCATACATCCCGCGAGTCGCCAAGGACGCCCTGTTCCGAGACTACCAGGCGCTCGGCGATGACGTTCTGCAGGTCCGCTGGTACGGTAAGTACGCAATCCAGGGCCGGGCCGTGTACCCGACGTTCTCGCGTACGACTCACGGCACACACGCATTTGAGCCGCCTGACGACTGGATGCGAGTCATGGTCGTTGACCCCGGCTCTCAGTATGCAGCCGCTATCTTCGGGGCTGTGCCGCCGTCGTGCGATGCCTTGCACGTTTACGCCGAGGTCGAGTGCCGCAACGAGGACGCCGCGCAGCTAGCTCGCCGGTGCGCGGAGATATGCAAAGGCCATCGATTTGAGGCGTTCGTCATCGACAAGCAGGCCGGTGGCCAGAAGTCTATGGGCCGGGCAAACCGCGTGTGCGACCATTATACCGAGTGTTTCGAGGCGGCTGGAATTAGGCCGTCTCGCCTGATGGGGCACGGCTGGGTCTGGGGATGCAATGTCCCCGCCAGCCGCGAGTTATCAGTTAAGCGCATGATGAATACCGGCAAGCTCAAGTTCCACGCAGAGCGTGTGCCAAAGACCTGCGATCAGATCACGGCTCGGTACTACGACAAACGGAACACCACTCGCCGCGAGAGCCGCACCGTCCATGACTTGTGCGATTGTCTAGAGTACCTATGCGCTTTCTTTGACGAAGGTGGCTTGTACTACATCGCCCCGCCGTCGTCGACTGTTGCCTTGACACCGCAGGACATGAAAATCTTCAAGGAGTTTGAGAAGCGAAAGAAAGTCCGCATGTCCACGAGGTGGCTTAATACTGACGATAGTTGATGATATAACTAAGCATTCCACATTCCACGGAGACTCCACGCAATGTCAGACTTTACGAATCTTAAGGGCGCAACCGTTGATTACTCACCGCATCCAGGCTATGGCACGTACTTCCCTGCGTTGGTCGTGCATGCAGGCGATGAAACTCTGGAGTGTCTGGTGTGGAACTGGGACGGCGCTAGCATCAAGGCTACGCCTCGCTCTGGTGTACGCCACGAAGCGGACGAAAAACTGAAAGACCCGGTGTTTTTGAACAACTTGATCGCCGATGGCGAGGGTGGAGTTTTCCGAATTCCGCTCAAGGATCAAGACATCGAGGCACGGCTTGCGGCACTTGAGGCTGCAATTAGCTCGCAGACGCTGGCACCGAAGGGTGTCAAAGTCGACACTGGCTGGCGTGACGCCGAGGCTCGTGGCGAGAAGCTGACTCCGGCGCAGAAGGCAGACAAAGCACTTAGCAGCTAGGTAACAGATGTCAACGACTCTAATCAACATTACGAAGCGTTGGGTGGAGTTGCTGAAGGTTGCTGGCAAGCACAAGTACGACAAGTTTGGTCGTGCCGCTGAAGACGCCATGCGATTCTACAGCGACGACCACGCCTTCATGTTTGATGAGTCGTACTCTGCGGGATCGCGCGGACTGCGGGTTAAGTTTCAAGGCGACTCTGGCGTGGGCTTCAAGGCTACCGCCAACCTTGTCTCGAACATGATGGAGATTTTCCTGCCGGTCTTGTACCACAGGAATCCGAACCGTGTGGTCAACGCCCGCCGACCGAATCTGCCCAAGGCACTACTAGCAAAGTATCAGTACGCAAAAATGCTTGAGCAGGTCAGTGCGTACGCTCAGCAGTCGGGCATGGACCCGCAGATGATGGCGCAGATGATCCCGCCGCCAAGCATCGACCAGCAGGATTCGCCGAAGGAGATGGAGGACGAGATTCGCGCTCGACTAATCGAGTGGGTCTTGAACTACTCGCCCGGCGAAGTGAACCTGCGGGAAGGCGCACGCGCTGCGGTCTGCGAGGCGCTGATTAAGGGAATGGGCTGCCTGTGGTGTGAGCTATTCGGCGAGGGCAACAGCAAGGTCAGCGGTCTTGGCTTCACATCTATCGATCATATTCTGATCGACCCTGATGCCGAGAACCTGAACGACGCCAAATGGATTGCCCGCCGACGCGAGCGCCCTGTGCATGAAGTCGAGGACGAGTTCGGCTACAAGCGAGGAGACCTGAAGGCTCAGAAGTTCTCGCAAAGCTCCGACGCAGACGCGAGCAACCGAGAAGACTTGTTCGTGGCCAAGCACAAGAGCACGGACACGATTGTGTACTATGAAATCTATTCGCGAATGGGGGTTGGCCACCGTGTCAAGGCATCGCTACAGAATCAGGATGTGGAGAAAGAGAACGAAGCCCTCGATAAGTTCGGTTCAAACGTATTCCTTGCGGTATCGCCGGATCATGAGTATCCGCTGAACCTGCCCGAGTCGGTCGTGAACAACCCAGAGGCTGATGTCACTGACGAAGTGATTCGCCGCATGGAGTGGGCCGCGCCGTTCCACCAGAACACATCGAATCCGTGGCCATGCGTGCTGCTCGGGTTCCATCCGGTCCCGCGTTCGCCGTGGGCGATGGCACACATCACTCCAGCAATGGGCTACCAGAAGTGCATCAACTGGATTCTGTCGTTTATCATGACGCGAATCCGCATCACGAGCCGACAGTTCATCGTTGTGCCACGGAACCTTGAGGAAGAGATCAAGAACCGCATCCTGCACGGCGGAGACCTTGAGCTACTTGAGATTGAAAACAGCCATCCCGGCACAGTGAATCAGCTTGCTGACTTCCTGAAGATGCCAGAGGTTAACGGCGAACTGTGGAACCTACTCGGTGTGCTCAAGCGAGAGTTCGAGGACGCCACTGGCGTTACCGAGCTTAACATGAGCGGTCGCACGAACTTCCAGATGCGGTCTGCCGCCGAGGCCACGGTACGACGAGAGATGCTCAGTGTGCGTCCAGAGGACATGGCAAACATCGTCGATGACTGGATGAGCGCAGGCGCTAAGCTCGAAGCGATCATGGATCGCTACCTACTGGCAGCCGAAGATGTAGCCCCAGTGTTCGGCGAACCTGTGCCACAGATGATCGACATGGGCGGCGGCATGATGGTCCCAGGAGCAATGGGTCCGTACACGCAACTGTGGATGGAGCTAGTGTCGACCGACGACATTGACAAGATCACATCGGAGATGGAGTACCGCGTTGAGTCTGGTTCGGCCCGCAAGCCAAACCGCGACCAGCAGGTGCAGGATATGGAGAAGTGGACGCAGATTCTGTTGCCAGCCTACATCGGGCTGTGGCAGCAGACCGGCGACCCGACTGCCATGAACAACTTCATCTCAATGGCTGGTGAGGCCAGCACTATGAAGGGCTGGAACAACATGCTGGCCCCAGACTTACGCCAACAAGGACCACCTCCAAATGGACAAGAACCTGTACAAGAAGGCCCTGGACAACGGATGCAGCCCGGCCCTGGCGGAGATGCTGGCATGCCGCCAAGCGCCGGGTAGTAAGACTGAATCAATGACTGGTGTTGCCAGCGGAAACCCGTTCCCTGACATGCCTGAATCGCTACGCCAAAAGTACATTCGCGAAGCTCGCGCAATGGGCATTGAGCCGAACGGTAAGCGATACATGGCAAGTTTAGTTCGAGAAGGATACTCGACGAAATTCGATCCGCAGGCACTTGTGGACAATTACGCCGACGCCAAGAACGTGTGTGCAAAGCACGGCTGGAAAGTCGAAGGAAAAGTAAACTACACGCCGCCTGTGGTTTCGGTAGAAGAGAAGCCGTACGAGATCGCACCTGACATCTTAGCGAGAGAGGTCAATGCGGTCGAAGGCTTTAAGGAACTGAAGCCTAAAGAGAAGGCAGACGTTGTTGAGAAAACTCGCGAACGCCTCAACGGAGCTATGCGGTAATGGCAACAGCAAAGTTTTCTGACTTTACAGCAGTACTCGGATCAGACCTAGCCAGCGGCGACTTGCTGCTGGTTAGCCGCGTTGGCGGCAGTACGTCTGCAAAGCTGACTATGACTGAGCTTCGCAGCTACCTCGGCGGATACTACTCTGCGCTCGGTCATACGCACGGACTAAGCACACTGACTGGCGACACTTTCACTGCTGGTCAACTAATAGCAGGAACTGGCGGCGCGGGACTGCTGTCGAAGGTTGATGCAGGCGCATCTGGGACCGTGCTTGGATGGACTACTGGCGGCGCAATCACGGCAATCACTCCGTCGATGCCTGGGCATACCCACGCTGCCGCCGCTATCTCAGGACTCGGCTCTGCTGCAACTGTATCCGCAAGCACGTTCGCGGCAGCAAGCCACACTCACACTACTGCGGATATCACCGGACTCGGTTCCGCATCTACGGTTGCTGCATCGACATTTGCTGTACTCTCTCCAAGTACGCTTACTCGCAATCTTGTAACGCCGCTCAACGCTACCAGTAATGCAATGAGAATGGTTGGCGCTGCGAGCCAATCTGCCACTGTTTTGCATGTTGGGAATGGGTTGAGTCAGACGGGCAGTGTCGCTGACTTCGTTGGCGCATTGGCAAATACCTATATTGATAGCAATGGTCGAGCATGTTTTAACAATTGGGGTGCGGCCCAACCGTTTGTTATGTCGTCGGTTGCGCCAACCGTGACGTATCTTAGTGCAGACATGCTCGACGGAAGCCACGCATCTGCATTCGCAACGTCATCGCACACGCACGGCCTGTCGTCGCTCACTGGTGACACGTACACCGCCGGTCAGTACATCGGTGGAACCGGCGCAGGTGGATTGCTGGCAAAGGGCAATGCAGGCACCGTTGGTCAGTGCCTTGGCTGGACTACTGGCGGTGCGTTCACTGCCATTACGCCGGGGACTGGCAGCGGAGGCGCAACGGCTGCGAGAGTCATGTTCTCGGCAACGGCACTTGATTCGCTTGGTACGAACGGCGCATCGCTCCTGAATCTAGGTGACGCTACAACGGCGAGGCTGTGCCGTGGTTTCGACGACACTACAGAGACGTACGCATACGGTTCGTTTCAAGTTCCATACAACATTAACACATCCGGCACTGTCCTATTCAACGTCGTTGGCGGCATGCGGTCAGCTACTAGCGGAAGCGTCGGGTGGACGATTGGTGAACGCGAGTCCGCTGGCGGAGAGGCGTGGACGGGTGCATACACCGAGTATGATTCGGTGGCCACCGTCGTCCCAGGTGCAACAACGACTCAGTTTTCAATTGGCTGGTCAACTACAGCGTCGGCGCTAGGCTGGGCGAGCGGAGACACGGTACGATTTCGCGTGTCGCGTGACCCAGGAGCAAGCGGCGATGCAAGCGGCGATGCGTTGCTTGACTATTTCTACATCGACATACCCACGAGTTAATCATGGCTGGATGTAGAATTTTCGACGGAAGCAGCTTCTACCGGGAGTCTGCCACAGGCACCGACTACCAGGGACTCAGTGGTTTCACGATTGTCGCGTGGGTGTACCGCGCTGCAACCGGAACATACATCATTCCGTACGGAATAACGAACGGTGGCAATAATGCCATCACGCTATATTGGTGGACCGACAATGTTCTTTACATGGACGTTCGTAATGGAAGCACGAAGACGCGGCAAAGTGCGGCCAATACATCGACTGGGTGGGTTCACGTGGCTGGTGTGTTTAATGCAAACGAATCAGATACGGCTAAGATGAAGGTGTTCATTAACGGAGTAGATGTTACGAGTGCAGGGACCACAGGCAATCCGACCGCGACATCGAGTTCGCTGGCTGTATATGGTAGTGTTGGGCGACTAGACCTTACTCCTGTCAATACGTCGGCAGGCAACGCAATCTCCCATGTGTCACTGTACAATGTAGCGCTAACGACGAAAGAGATTAACGAGTTAATGTTCAAGCCGTCGTCTCCGCAGCGGGGCAGGTTGCATTATTGGGCGTTAAACGGAAATGATACGTCAGCGACAAACAATGAAGCGGACATGCAGCGAGTTCACTACCTAACTGGAAACAATATGGCGAGCACATCGGCATCAATGCTGTCGCCGCGAATCTGCATTGGAGGGTCTGCGCAATGTCTCTAGTCGTAAACCGATCCACTGGTGGTATTATTCCGTTTGCGAACACGCCGGATTATCCGCCTGAGCAGTGGTTGATAAACCCAGTTCTACCAGACGGTGTGCCGTGGAAGTACCTTAAAGTCAGCGGCGACTTTGTTGTTGAGATGACCCAAGATGAAAAGAACACTGTCGACAATCCGCCATTAACAACCGCTGAGCGCCACCTGCAAGAGCAAGAAACTGGCGTAACGCTCGATAATGGATGGGTAATGCGGTGGACCGAGAAAGACCAGACGCGAATGGGAACGGCAAAAGATATCGCTGATCTGCTCGCACTTGCCAACGACAACTCACCGCTCGTTCCGTTCTACGAAGCTGACGGAACAAAGCACTCAGTGACATACTCGACCGCATATCAAGTCCTGGCCGACTACATGGCAAAAGTAATGGTCGAGCAGAATCGACAGGAGGCCGAGAATGGCTAATGAAATTCAGAAATACACGTTCAGCGCGGTGCCTACGGCTGGTTTGTGGAGGCCAGCCTACGACGGAAATGCTTCGGCAAGCTCAATGAGCGAGATATCTGGAGCGGCTGACTTGCCAGGATATCTTGCACAGATAGCGGCAATTAGCAGTCAATTAAATGTCTCTTGTTCTGGCTCGTATGCCGATGGGTTCACCGTTGAATTTGTCGGCGAACTAGCCAACACCGACATGCTCATGCTGTCGTACCAGGACAACACGCTGACTGCTGCTGGCGGTGCGACATTTGGCACTACGCAAGATGGTGGCGGTGGCAACAACGAGATTCAGACGCTAGCGATTGATTCTGGTATTGATGGCGGAACGTACACGATTTCAATTTTTGGGTACGGGGAAACGAGTTCGCTTGCCTGGAATGCTGACGCAACCACGATTGCACTTGCAATAAGCTCAATGATGGGTGGCGGCGCAGCAGTGGTCGGGAGTGGCGCATGGCCATCTTTTTCATTTGAATTTGACGGTAGCGTTGCCAATACCGACATTGCCCAGATGGGCTTTGGAACCAATAGCCTTACGAAATCTGTGACCATCAGCGTCAGCGTTCTGCAAGAAGGTTCGCCAGCCGATCCAGATAGCGGCTCGTACAAAAACATCACTTTACTTGGAGTCGGATAATGCAACTTGCACCTGTCAGAGGCGAAATGGAAACCGCGCAGATCAACTCGACTGCGGCTGGTACAATCACTGTAAAGGCCGCAACCAGCGGCGCTCGCGTCCACCTGTCGCAGGCACTGCTGCTTACGGCTGGCGCTTCGCAGTTACTGTTTAAGGACAGCGACGGCACGGCGCTGACGCCTACGCTCAATTGCTCGGCTGGTTTCGTGCTGCCGTACTCGCCCGCTGGATGGCTCAGCCCAACGGCAGTCGGCAAGGGGCTGTCGCTTGAGCAGGTTGGCAGCGGAACCATCTCTGGTGTCATCAAATTTATCGCGGAGCCTCAGAGCTAATGCCGATCACATCTGACCGCGTTTACACGTATCAGGACGCAATCGACCGTCTGCAGGACTACACTGGCGGCAACGCGAACACAGGTAATGTGCGCGCGTTCCGGCAGTCTGTAATCCAAGCGTACGAAGAGATTGCCGTTGCGCGGCGATGGAACTATCTGCAGCGACCGTACCGCCTGACCTATTACGGGGCCACGACGGGTACGTGTTCGTACACTGGCGGCAACTTCACCATTGACTCAGGCTCGTGGCCAGCATGGGCTGCCGGTGCCACTCTGATTATCGGCAACGCCAAGCACCGCATCACTGAGCGGACCAGCGACACCGTACTGGCTGCGGACGATATCATGCGCCCGTTCCAGGACATCACAACTGGAACTGCGTTTACGATTGTCAAGGGCGTCTATCAGCTACCGAGCGACTTCCGAGAGATGTCGATGCCGATGGCTGAGAACGGCATGCAGTCGTGGGCCACGTACGTGACGCCTGCTCAGTGGGGTGAATTGACCCGCTACGGCGACTCGACCGGAGAGCCGCAGTGGTGGACGGTGATGCCTGACATCATCGACTCGTCTCGCATGGCGATCCATGTGTACCCGTTCCCAGACACGAACGGCACCGTGGATTTCACCATGCTCCGCATGCCGCGACAGATAAAGCGGACTGGATTTGGAACCACTGACCGTGCTGGCACCATTACATCCAGCGGAACTGCAATTACTGGCAGCAGTACGTCATTCTCGTCGGATATGGTGGGGTCGATCATTCGCATTGGTGACGCCACAAACAACCCTGATGGGATCGGCGGCAACAATCCATACGCTTATCAGGCGTACATCAAAACATACACTTCGTCGACAGCACTGGTCGCGGCGTCCACGCTTGGGTCGCTGTCTGGTCGCAAGTACACGATCTCAGACCCGATTGACTTCAGCCAAAACATGATGGAGATGTTCTGGCGTGGGTGCATATACAAGCTGTGCCTAAACCTGAGCCTCCCGCAAGTTCAGCAGGCACAGGCTGAGTATTATGCCGCCATTAACGTGGCGAAGAACGCAGAGCAGCGATCGATGACTGGCCGCAGCGCGTACGATTTCAACATGAATCACAGCGTAAGACAGGTGTGGGTCGATGGAACAGGAATCTTATAAGCGAAGCAAGCCTTCGACTGACTTCCCAGGCATGGTGTCCAACGCTGATCCGCTGGACCTGGGGCCTGTTGCGCGACTGCAGATTAACTTTGACTGTACGGTTCCAGGTAAGCTGCGAACCCGCGATGGCTATGTAATTCAAACGACAGACCAAGGCCAGCTTGACGCCGACACAGCCGCCAACTTAGGTCATGTGGTTTCGATGATCGCATTTGAGTCTCAGATGAACCAGGGCCGGGACGACGTTCTCGTGCAGATGGATAACGGCAGACTTGTGCGACTCACCGGCATGCGTGACTATCACCGGAGTGTTTGATGGCAGTCCATGAACTGATCGCAAAATCGATACTAAGCACCGACGCCCCGCTGTGCTTTGCACGCACGCCGGGTGGCGAAATCTTCATGTCAAATGGGGTGGACCGTGCGCGCAAATATGTTATCGGAACTGGTAATCTCTATCTGGCTGGACTGGATGCGCCTTCTTCGACTGTTGCGTTTGCGTCGCTCAACGGCACCGTGGCATCGGGGCTAGGTCAAGGCACATACGGCACGACGATCCGATACTTTGATACCACCGGAAACTACAGCGACATCATCTTCCCACTGCAAAGCGTAGCCACCACGGCTGCTAATTACAAGCTCACCTGGGCGTCGACTCCACTGCTTGCCACTGCAGCAATGGCTGGCGACAAGCTGACGGCATCGCAAGCCACTGGCATTGAGTTTCTCCGCACACTCGTGAACTCTCCGAGCGTGCTGTACTCTGTCGGCACGGTGTCGGCCTCGATTGGAACCAGCTACGATGACACATTCACCGACGCACAACTAAGCACTCGCGGTGAACTGCTACTAGAAAATAGCGACGGCACTGCGAACGCACTTCGGTACGGCGTTCCGCCAGTCAAAGAGGTGTGCGCGTGGTATCAAGATCGCATGTTCTACCTTGTCGACCGCAAGTGGTCGCAAGGAACGCTGGCCGGAACAAACGGCGGCTCAACGGTGTCGTTTACCGCCTCGCTACCGGACGACATCGTTGGCCGCCTGCTTACTGTGCAGTCGACGACTGGCAATTCGCTTTACGAGTACGAGCTAGCCCACCGCATTAACGCGACGACGGCCACCATAGTTGGCAGCGCTAGTGTCGGTGGGTTTGCGTCGACAGCCGCGTGGTCTGGATTGACATTCTGCATCAGCGGCGGCAACCAAGAGGCCAACACGGTCTACTACTCGGAGCAGGACGAGCCAGAGTCTGTGCCGGTGGCACAGAACCGCCTGCCAATCCAAGGCAGCGGCGACCGGCTTGTGGGTGCGTGCCCTAATGTGTACGGAATGATCCTGTTCCGTGAGCGTTCGTGCTTCCGCATGAGCTACGTCAAGCAGCCGCACCTGGACGCTAACATCCAGCAGATCGCTGCCCGCGGCGCGTTCAGCAACCGCTGCTGGGCGCAGGCTGGCGACATGGTTTTCGCTATGGATCGCTATGGCCCGTACATGATCGGCGCGCAGGGCGTCGATGAAAGCATGGGCGTGGCGGTTCAAAACTACTTCCGAGATGGAAAGGTGCGCTTCAGTGACTCAGACAAGTTCTTCGTGTCCGTCGACCTCAGAGACCGCATCGCCAAGTTCTTCGTCACGCTTAACGACACTGACGCCCCGTCCCAGGTCGACTCCTCTGGACGCCCGCGCCGAGCGCTCTGCTACGATTACATTAAGCAGCGGTGGTTCATCGAATGGCTTCCGTGGTCAGTCGGAGCAGCGACTAATGTGCGCGGGTACACCGACAGTTCAATCGACAAATTTACTCTCGGGTCTTGGAACGGTCTACTGCTGTCAAAGCATCCCGACGTAGTTTCCGATGGCTGCTCATCGGCGTCGGTATGGAATGTCGTGTCCGCAGGCACAAGCTCGGCAGTGCTGTCGGCTCCGTCGACTGACATCGCATCTGGATACTACCTTGAAAGCGAAGATGGCTCTTACACACTTGTCGACGAGAGTGGTGTGTTTGACTTAACTGACGAAACGGCTGTGCCTGGGGCTTCAATCTCAACGGCGTTGCTCAAGACTGGTGCATCGCTGCTGGTCGGCACAGGCTCTGGTCGCTGGCAGGTCCGCACCATTCAGTCGGTGTCGACCACATCAGCCACGCTGGCTACCGTGAACCTTGGTTCATCGAATGGAACTGCCGCCAATCTGATTGCATGGGACACCACGCCTGCGGCTGCAGACAAGGTGGTTGTGGGCGGCGTGTACGCGCTGTGGCGTTCAGGAATGTACGAAATCCCTGACGGGGGCTGGGCTGGTCAGTCGCTTGACATTCGCTACAAGCCGCTGTCAACACCGAGCGGCATGACTGCTGCTGATTACTCAGACATTGGTGGCTTTGCCGTGCGTCACTATGCTGACTGGTCTACGACACCAAGAGCGTTTGTGCAAGATGTGCCAGAGACTGGCGATGCTGTGCCGAAGATCGTAGCTGGCGACACGTACGCCTGGACGAACTGCATGCTTGATCGCAGTGACATGGCTAGCAACGTCGGCCTGTCGCGGCTGATTATCAGCAGCCCTGGGATTGAGTTCGGCAGCAGTGATCGCGCGGTGTCGTTTGACATCCAGACTATCGCGTGCGCTGGTCGCCTTGAAATCTCAACGATCACAGCGAGGGGGTACTGATGTCGTTCGGTGATCGCGGCGGTGACATCACGAACCAGTTAATCGCCTCTGGAATGCCAGCCAAGCAGGCTATCTCGCTTGCCGGTGTGATCGGCCAGTGCATGGCCAAGAGCGTGCAGCGTGGCGCGGCTGAGTTCTACGGACCTGTGAAGTTCTCGCAGCCCCCTACGATTGCAGCGCCGCAGGGATCAAACTCATCGGCTGGCGGGGCGAATGAATTCGCTGTACTCAACGGTGACTTGACTGCATCTTCGCCATATCAGTCAGCTAAGGCTAGTCTGCTTGAGTGGTCACCTAGCGGCTACTCGTACGGCGGAGCTATCGACGTATGGCCAGGACCGCTCATGGATGACGGAGCTACGATTACGAGTGGCACGCGAGTCGGAGTGTCCCGCAATGGCGACAGGTACGTTGTCATTGGCGCTGGCCCTGACGGAGGCTCGGGAAGCGGTGGGTCAATTGGCGGCGGGGGCGGCGGGTACGTAGCCATCCTGCAAGGAGACTTGGCTGTTGACGGCTCGGCGTCTGCAAGAGTGGCAACGTACTCTGGCGGCACCTGGGTTGAGGCATCGCCAATCGTGTCACTGACTGTGTACGCTGCGTTTCAAAGTGGCGGCGAGACCATTCCAAGCGGATATCGAATCTGGGTGCAACGTGAGCTTGACGGCAACCGATGGGTAACTGTGGGGGCTAAGGCGAACTGATGACCGCACTCGGCAGGGTATCGCTGACTGGATCATTTGAAACTTCGCTTGAACGATTTAAGGAGCAGTCTGGATCGACCTCTGATACCGGCTTGCCAACCTATGCGATGCTGGCCACGGATCGGAACTGGGTGCAGAGCGTATCGACAGCGACATTCAGCGGTGGAACAATCTCGCTGACCGACGGCGCTTCGTGTCGGCTGATAACCACATGCCGTAAGTATCCGTACGTCGGCGTGTATGATGTTCCAGTCACTGATGGGTTGATGGGTCTGCATATCCAGACCGGTGGCGGTGGGCGTACGTTCAAAGTTGACATGAACGGAACTGTCTATGACGGCTGGGCCGGTCAGTCTAAGTTGGTCGATGGCGCTCCAAATACACTTGCCAGGGTATGGATCACACCACCGTCAGGGTATGTTAGCACTGGGTTTGGTCAAATTTACAGCACATCTGCTGGGCTGGTGTGGGTGTGCGGTCACTACAATTCTCCGTTTGCGTTGACTTACGGCTCTCCATCTGCACTGAACGCCACTGCGGGGTATGTGTGCAACGCCACTGCTGGTGTTTCGATCAAGAGCGGCTACGTCGTTCAGTACGGAACGTCAGCTAATACAATTAGCACACCGAACACCGCGTTTGGCAACGGGATCGCGCCGCTACTGAAGCTTACGATCAGCGGAACCATTGCCACATACTTTAACGAGAACAACTTCGACCCTAGCAAGATCGGCGATGCGTGGCCGGGCGATGGGACGTACGAACTGTGGCAGACACAGCGCAACAACTGGCAATGGCGAGGAGTGCCGTCGCTTCGATCTGACGGCAGCACTCAGTACGACGAGATTAATCTGTGGATTGCCAATTCAGGCAGCAATTGGGCGATGTGGGTTGAGGGGCGCGGTGGCGTGCCTCGCTTCGGTGCGGAGGTGTCGCCTGGAACGCTTGACTACAACATTGCCGCAGGTTCACTGGACGGAACCGCAATGTCAGCTTACTCAATCCCGATAACATCGGCACAGAGCGGTTATCCTGGCGAAGGCTCAGCCACCTGCGACCTCGACAGTGGGTAGCCAAAGGCCGTATTTTACTGATAAAATAAAGCAACTGTCAAACCGGAGAATACGATGGCTGATTACGACTGGTGGAAAGCGGTGTACGGCTCCGGCCCTGCATCGCAGGAATCGCTTGACGCCGCCGCCGGTAAGCGGGTTGGCAACGCCGACATCGCCTCAGCCTATCAGGCCCGCAAAGCGATGGGCGTATTCCAGAACGCTGCGAACCAGCAACAGTACGGCGGCCAGCAACAGTACGGTGGACGACAGCAGCCGCAAGCCAGGGGCGGAGTGTGGGATCAGGCGATGCCTGGGCAGATGGCAGACTTGGTTCAAGACCCGGCTAATCTTGGTCGCCAGATGCAAGGCGCTAGCCAGCAGATCGGGCAGGGACTGCAAGCCGCCGCTGACCGCATGACCGAGGCGGGCATTGGCCCGCTAGCACCGTACAGTGAGAAGAATCCTGGCCCATACAACTACATGGGGCCTGCAATGTATGGCGGCGAGAGCCGCGAAAAACTGGAGAAACAAGCAATGGGACCGTTTTCTCAATTCTTTGGTGGTGGAGGCAGCCAGCCCGGCTTCGGCGGGCAGAGCCCAACGCCATACTACTACCCGCAAGGTGGCGGAATGTCCGTCCAGAACGGCGTCGGTGCGTTCGCGCCGTGGGACATGGATATCGAGAAGCAGAAGGCAATGGATGTGTACAAGCGACAGAAGTGGGATCAAGACGGCCCGATGCGTAGCCAGATGCTACAGCAATACGCCCCACTGTGGTCGCAGCTATTCGGCGGCGGCGGTGGCGGGCAGTATCGAGCACCGAACTATCGGCTCAACTTCGGCAACCAGCAAGCCTTTGGCCCGCAGGCACCCGCATGAACTATAACACCACAATCAGCAACGGACCAATCGCCCCAGGTTTCGGCGACCAGATAAACGCTGCTGGCCAAGGTGCGTCTGCGCTGTGGGGCAACTTCATGCGAGGCATGCCGAAGTATGCTCAGCAGCGAGCCAACGCCACGCCGGGCGTGCGTCAAGGCATGCAGAACCAGATGGGCATCAGCTACGGAAACGCACTGGCTGGTCAGCAGAACGAAGCCAACCGAGCACTCGGTCAGCAAGAAGCTCAAGGTCAGTTCGCTCGCACCCAAGCTGGTGCTCAGCTTGGCGACCGCTACTTCGACGCGACCAGTGGATTCAACAACGCGATGACGCAAGCGAATCGGCAGGCGATGATAACCAACCGGGACAACATCCCGCAGTACATGCAGTTCATGAACCAGATGTTCCCTGATGTGTGGGGTCAGATGTTCAATGTATAACTCGCCATTCAACTACACGCCGATCTTCTCGCAGCAGTCGACCGATACCAATATCGGCAACGGGCTGAGCCAACTGTGGGGCAATCCGCGTTTTCAATACAAGGCAACGACCAATCCGCAGAGCGGCTTCGCGGGCTCGATGGCCCCTGCGGCAAGCCAGTACGGCCAAGCGGCAGCGAGTGCGCACATGGCTCGGCCGACGATGGGCATGGCGGATCGGTTTGCTAACGAGAACTTCCGCTTCCAGAACCAGAACGCTGGCGAAAACTGGGGACTGAACCAGTACAGTCGTGACCTGCAGAATCGTCAGGTGCAGAGTGACCCTGCCTGGGAGGCTCGCAAGCGCGCATCGGATGTGCAGATGATGCAGAACTATTTCAATCCGTTCGAGGCCCTCTTCGGAGGAATGAGCTAATGCCAAATCCGCTTATGCAGTTTTTCGGCGGAGTCCCCGGA